TTACCATTGAAACATGCAGACCAGTTTTTTCAGCTATTTCAGATAAATCAAAACCTGAACGTCTTGCTTTATATGCAAGCATTTCATTTGGAGCACCATAATTGAAAAAAATTTCTTTTTGAGATTTAAACTCAATTTTTTTATTACCTACTTTAACATCATAATTTTCTTCTCTCTTTGATGGTTTTGCAGAGACATAATCTAATTTTGCATTTATCCATGCTTTCCTAAATTCTTCTAATGATTTATCAGGTACTCTATTTAAGGCTGCTCCATAGACTAAATCACTAGATCCATCTATTTTAAGAACTAATAAGTTTTCATGTTTATCTTCAAAAAAAAGAGTTACTTTTGAACTACCATTGCTAATCCAAATTTCGAAATGATCAAAATTTAATGGTTCGCCTCTATTTGGTATTCTTGGTTTCCATTCGAGAGTGGCTTTGTTTTCTTTTTTGGGAACTTTAATATTCATAATATAATGTCTGATATATAACAATTTTGTCAAAATAATCAACATTTTTAGACTGTTGGTCTTGACTTATAAGCTCGGTAAAGTAAGGCATAAAATATGCCTAGAAATCAGTATTTTGATCAATTAGTGTCTCCTTTTAGCTATTGGCATAGAAAGCAGCACAATGGAGTTGCCTATTCAGATCTGGACCAAGTTTCAATTTGTCCAGCCTGTGCTAAACCATTATTGCTGGCAGATCATATTTACAACAAGGATAACCAATTTAGGACTAAATCAGCCTGGCTTTACAGACCATATAAATACATGGCTAAGGCAGCCAAAATACCATTTTTGACTATTTGGTACACAGTAGATGAAAATAGCGAAAACAGAGAAATTACAGAATTTCATGTAAAAAATAATCTTACAGATGGACAGAGATTAAAATTAACACCAGATCAAATGTTAGAGTACCTAGAATGGAAAGTGCAGCAGCATATTCCAGAATGCCAATCTAAAGATTACCTACTCAAAAGAGTTACTGAAGCTAACGAGCATAACAACAACTTTTTAAGGCAAGATAAATATGTCAAAATTTTACTTAACAGATCCTAATATTTTTCAATTACCATTGACTGATAATCAATTCAGGATCTATCAATATTGCTGTTCCAATTACAATGTTAAAAAAGGTGAAGCTTTTATCAGAATTGTTAATATTGGAGGTCAATTCCAAATGAGCAAAGATGAGGTCCAGGAAGAGCTTGCAGCATTATCGAAAATTAAACACCTGGATTTGCCATTAATAAGCATACAACAAGGTCAATACATAAAATTCGGTATGCCAGCTCATAAGAAGTTTTTGGAAAGTATTGGATTTAAAAAATTCTCAAATTATGGCTGGAGAGTATTAAATAGTCATCTCAAAGAGATCCATACAAAACAATTAAAAAAAGAGTATCTTTATTCAAATCTTGACCAATATGAATTGTACGATGAGCTCATAGATTTGCCAGAAAGAGATCTAAAAAAGATTACTGAAGATCAATTACAATATCCATGGGTTTTACGCAATGTCATCAAAAATAGAATATGATTTAAATAATTATATTAGAGTTAGAAAAAATCTGGAGCTTATCCTGGATGATGCAGCTAAGTGTGAGAGATTTCTTTCTAAACCAAATAACAACAGATGTCCTTCAATGTATCAGTTAATTGAAACAAGCTACCTTCCATCAGATATTGGTTATTATGAAAAGAAATTAAAGTTAAGAGCAACTCCAAGACAGATGACTAATTATGGTTTGGCAATAGATCTATTGTTAATGGTTGATGGTGTATCAGAAGATCCTTTACTTGATAAAAAGATTTTATGGTTAAGAGCTAAAAGAAATAGTTTTGTAAGAATAGGAAAGTATCTTGTTTATCATCGAACAACTGTTAAACGAATGTATGATAACATCTTAGATAAACTTACTTATAAAATAATTAAAGAAAGTCTTGACATATTCGACAGAAAATTTAGTTATTAGTTATATCCTCAAATAAAAATATTTCTTTTAAAAACATATTATAATCCTAGCCTAGACAAATAAGCAAACAGCTGTAAAATAAAAAGTAACTGTTTTTAAAACAGTATTGCTAAAGACTGAAGTTAATTTTCTTTTTCTCTTTTTTCTTTTTTCAAACAGAAACATCTTGGCTTGAAATTAAAACAGAATGGTCAAGTGGAGAGATTTAAAACTACAATGTGAGACACTTACAAAGCAAGGCAAAAGACCTTGCAGAGCTCCAGGAATAATTTGCAAGAATGGTAGAATTAGATGCAGAGTGCATGGAGGCAAAAGTTCAGGTCCGAAAAGTGCTGAAGGTAAAGCCAGATCTGCCAAGAATATAATTAAATACAATGAGCAAAGAGCTAGTAATCACAAAGCAAATATCTGAAAAGATTTGCCAACAATTAATGCAAGGTGTTCCTCTTGCTAGAATTAGCAAAGACAAAGATATGCCAGGCTTAACAAGAATTTACAAAGAGATCTCAAACAATAAAGAGTTTTCAAAACAGATCCAGGAATGCAGAAGAATTGGAGCTCAGTCATATATTGAGAAAGCCATGGATGAGCTTGAAGGTGCTGACAATCGAAACATAATGATTGTTAGAGAGAAAGTTCAGTTAGCCAAGTGGTTAGCTTCTAAACTCATTCCAATCTATGGAGACAAACAAGAGATCAAGCAAGAAACTAAAATTGAGATTGCCTGGTCAAAACCAGAGAATGATGTTGTTGATGTAACTCCAGATGATGTTGAGATCGGTATTACAGACACAGCGAAAGTTTGATCTTTGCGTCATGAGGTTTGGATCTAATGAATGTTGCACCGATATTGCACCAAGTCTTTTAATTATTATTGAATAGCTTGCTAGAGTAATTGATTGGTCATCAATTAATATCTGTTTTTCTGGAAAATATTATTTAGATCCTGGAAAAATGGACTACACCTCAAATAACTGGCTGCGTAATAATAACGATTAATTATAGGTCAATCACAGGCACAAACACATGAACGATAAAATTAAAGATAAGTACAAAAATGTATCAGCTTATAGCTTTACAACTTACAATAATGAGCTGGTTATTAGTTTTGATGGATTTGCCAATCAAGACGATATTATAGAATTTGCTGACTTTGTGTTTGCTAAGATAAAAATGAGGTACTGGCATACAGATAAAACACCGACTTTTCATTAATGAAAGTTACAATACCTTATACACCAAGAAAGCATCAAGCCTATATTCACGAACAATTAGATAAATTTAGATATAGCTTACTTTCATGTCATAGAAGATTTGGAAAAAGTACACTTTGCATAAACCACCTTATTAAGTGTTGTATGATAAATAAAAATCATCAACCAAGGTATGCCTATATAGCTCCGACTTATAGCCAAGCAAAGAAGATAGCTTACGATTACCTAGTGCATTTTACAAAAAATATACCAGGTATGAAATATAATCAGACAGAGTTAAGAGCTGATTTTATAAATGGTGCTAGGATTACTCTGTTGTCATCTGAAAATCCAGATAGTTTAAGAGGAATATATTTAGATGGATGTATTATTGATGAGACTGCACAAATTAATCCAGTTCTGATTAATGAAGTGGTTACTCCAGCTTTGTCTGATAGGAAAGGTTTTATGATCCTTGTTGGAACTCCAAAAGGAATGGCAAATATTTTTTATGATTATTACCAAAAGGCGCAATCCGATCCTAAATGGTTTCTGTATGTAGCAAAAGCCAGCCAGACAAAAATTGTAGATAAGGAAGAACTCCAGGCAGCTTTAGCTGTGATGGGTTCTCAGAAATACGAACAAGAGTTTGAATGTTCTTTTATCGGAAATATTCAAGGTTCTATCTATGGAGATCTTATTGCTTCATTGGATGACAAAAAACAAATTACTAGAGTTCCAATAGATCCATCATATCCAGTTAATACAGCCTGGGATCTTGGATTTAACGATCAGACTGCAATTATTTTTTTTCAGCAGATCGGACATAACATTCATATTGTTGACTACTATGAAAATAAGAATGAGGCTTTTCCTCATTATGCTCAAGTCATCAAAGAGAAAGACTATATCATCGAGACTAATTATGGTCCTCATGATTTAGAACAAACAGAATTTGGATCTGGCAAAACCAGACGAGAGGTTGCTTATCAGATGGGACTAAGATTTAGAGTAGCTCCCAGGATGCCGATTGAAGATGGCATTCATGCAGTAAAAATGTTGCTGCCTAGATGTTATATAGATGTCGATAATTGCGGAACTCTCATTAATGCTCTTAGACATTATCACAGAAAATTCTCTGATAAAGAAAGAGTTTATAAAATTAAACCTGTTCATGACTGGAGTTCACATGCAGCTGATGCCTTGAGAACTTTAGCAACAGGATTAAACGATCATAAATTTACAAACAAAGTTAGACAGCAAGCTGTCGATACAAACTACAAGGTATTATAATTATGGGATCAATATTTAAACCAAATATTCCTTCTCCTCCTCCAATGGTAGCTCCACCTGAGCCAGATTTTTCTTATGAAGATGAAGCTAGAAAGAAGCAAGCTGAAGAAGATGAGAGAAGAAGAAATAGAAATAGAACAGGCAGAAGATCAACGATACTTACTGGAACAGGCTTATCAGAAGTTTCTGATGCAAATTTAGATAAGAAATCTTTATTAGGAGGATAATGGGAACTACTGGAGTGATGTATGGTAAATTAAGACGACCTGATACAGATTATAGCAATAAACGTGTAAGGCTACAAACTAAAGAGGCAAAAAAGTTTGCAGTAGGACCAGCAGTTATTAGAGACGATGTTGAAGCTTTAATGTCTGCTAGACAAACTTTTGTTGAAAAAACTGGCGGCAAATTAAGAAATATAAATACTGCAACAAATTACCAAAAACTTAGCGAAGCAGATAAAAAAAGATACAAAAAATTAAATCCTCAAGATTTTGAGGAAGAATTAAAATTATCTAAAAAAACTTTACTTGGAGGATAACTATGGGTGGATTTAGCGGTGGTGGAAGTAGTGATACAGCGGATTTTGGAAACACTACACCAACAAAAAAAGATAAAAAAAAATCTGCTAATGTAGAACAAGGTTTAGGATCGGACAGAATGTCTAGGTATTCTGTAAGTGAAGGTGGCTTAAGACAGGATAATGATAATTCAAAGTCTAAGGAGCAACCAAAAGTAGCATCACAAATGAATGCTCCAAAAACAACAACTGTTGCTGGACCAACTGATGTTGAAATGGA